CTTTATAGGGGGGCATCCTTTTTTCTATTGACTACTTATTGAGAACACTCAATAAATTTACAAGAAGTGGTTCAGGAGGAAAACATTAAATGGCTTACAAGTTTCAGCTAGGATCCGCCACTCTAAGCGGCTCCACAACATTTGAAGAGGATGTTACTGTCGCATCCCTCGACGCCTCAAATGGCGGCATTACACAGGCAGGTGCTATTGCTGGCGCAACTACAATTTCCGGCTCAGGTGCTATAACTGGTGGCTCTTTCACAACCGATGGCGCGGTCACAGGCGGTTCTTTAACTGATGGTTCTGCAACATTAACCGCAGGTGGTCTAACGCTTGCTGGTGCTCTTGGTGGTGCCACCACAATCTCAGGCTCTGGTGCTATTTCTGGCGGCTCTGTCTCGACTGATGGCGCTGTCACTGGTGGTTCTTTGACCGATGGTTCTGCAACACTATCATCAGGCGGACTAACACTTGCTGGCGCTCTTGGTGGCGCAACCACAATCTCTGGCTCAGGTGCTATCTCCGGTGGTTCTGTTTCAACTGATGGCACTATCGCTGGTGCAAGTATTCAAGTTGGCGGCAACTCAGTTATCAGTAACTTTGAGGGAACTGGTCTTTCAGTTTCAGCAGGAACCCTAAACGTTGCAACTGATGTAATTACTGTTACAGGTCACGGAGATGCTGATACTACTTTGGCTGGTGGCTTTAACTATTCTAATGCTACTTTGACTGATAACCGCACCAGAACAATTCCAACTGGTTCTGGAATTTCTGAAGGACAAATTTACTATGTTAAGGCTGGACAACTCAACGGAAACACACTTTTTGTTTCTGCTAGCGGAACTGACGTAATTGACCAAGCCAACACCCAGATCTCAATTGAATCTGATGGTGGTGCTGTCAACCTTATCTACATCGGTAATGGAAACTTCAACATCTTCTAGTCTCTGACGCCAAACTTTGTAGAAACCCTCCCATCGCGGAGGGTTTCTCTTTTTCACACTATTTATTGAGAACACAAAACAAAAGGAATTTTGTATGGCTTATAACGTTATTAAGGGAAATGTTGAGTTCAGCGGACCAACACAAGGTACAATTGAGGACATGGTTGACGACCATACCGATCAGACTATTGGAGGAACAAAGACTTTCTCCCAAATGGTTACAGCATCTTCTGGGCTCTCTGCCTCGATCTTTTATGGTGATGGTTCACAATTGTCAGGAATTGCAAGCCCCCCTATTGACACATACAACTCATCTGGAGACAACAGAATTATTACATCCGTTGATTCTACAACAGTTCAGGGTGAAGCCAATTTATTATTTGATGGCTCTCTGCTAACTGTAACAGGTGCAATCTCTGCATCTTCTACTATTTCCGGTTCAGAGTTCTATGGAGACGCTACTGGCTTGACAAACGTTGGGGCAACAAACATAAATCTCGGACAAGGCTTAGAAGATGATGGAAGCAATAATGTAAGAATCAAGTTAGATACTGCGTCTGGAATTGCTCGCGGAGCCGGTGGCATCAAGGTTGATGCTTCAGGGTTGGGCGAATTGACTAATGTTGACATACATGGCGATGACCTATTCCTTATGTATGATGATGATGCTTCACAAAACAAAAAGTTTTCATTCTCAAGCCTAACCACATACCTCGACAATACCACAACATTTTCAGCCGCAGGTGCAGACACCCAAATACAGTTCAACGATGGTGGTGACTTTGGTGCTTCATCTAATCTAACGTTTGGTTCTAACACTCTTGCCGTCACTGGCTCAACTATTCTTAACGGTACGGCATCAACAACGAACATTGTTCCACTAGCCGACGAGCAATATGATATTGGAGAAGAAGATACAAGATACGAAAATGCTTTCTTTAACTTCATGAACGGCGCTATTGCTTTTACTGGTGTTAATGATGAAGGCACTACCCTTACAAAAGGCGACGTTGTTTATGTAAAAGGTGTGTCAGGAAATAGACCTACAGTTGCTCTTGCTGCTTGTGATGATCCAGCCAAGATGCCAGCGTTTGGTTTTGTTGCTGATGGAAACGTTCCAAACGGACAGCCAGTTAGGATCGCAACGTTTGGTAGACTAAATGGAGTAGACACATCTACCTTCTCTCTCGGAGATACACTTTACGTTCAGACCGGTTCTGGTGGTGTTTCTGGTAGCTACACCAACGTTCCCCCGACTGGTTCTGGCAATCTACTACAAAACATCGGCAAGGTTGCAAAGGTCGATGCGTCTGGCCTTATCAGAGTTGGTGGCGCAGGCAGAACAAACGCAACACCAAACTTAGACAAGGGTTATCTATTCATTGGTAACGATTCAGATCAGTCGGTCCAAGACAACACGATCTTTGTCTCTTCATCTCAGAACAGAGTAGGAATAAACACAACAACTCCTGAGTCTTCTTTACACCTCGTCGGTGATTTAAAAATCGAAGGTGATGGTGTAGACAATACAGTCCTTACCTTAGATAAGATTGAGAACTCTGCTTCTTATGTTGAGTTTAGAAATGTTGGTTCTAAGTATGCGGAAATATTTGGAAGTTCTGCTGAAAACTTCAAGATAAGAACAACAACTGTTGGTTCTACATTTATACTAGGACACTACACAGAAGATGTAATAACTCTCGATACCAATAATACTACGTTCGACAGCAACAAGGTAACAATAAATCAAGAGCTTGTTGTTACTGGCACTATGACAACCGCTGATAGAGTTCATGGAGTAACAGTACAAACAGGAAATTATTCCATAGTAAGCGGAGACGAAATTGTTCTAATGAATAACTCTACAGTAGCAACAGCAAGCCTTCCGCCAATTTCTTCAGACCTAGTTGGACTTACAGTAACAATTAAAAGAACAGGCGCAGGTGCAGTTCAAGTCTCAGGCAGTGATGGAATCGACACACAATCAACAATCGACATAACTCCGCAAGGTGGTTTTATGAGAGTTGTAGCAGCAGACTTTGGTGGATCAAATTATGGCTGGGCTATTATCGCTAAAAGCGGTTCTTTCTAGTGCTTTTACTATTTATTGCTACTAGTTAGATTGAAAAACTATTATTATAGGAGTTTTTGTTAATGTCTTCACTATTAGAGCAAGCAATCGTAGACGCCAAGGCGTTGAAGGAAGCCGCAATGAAAAACGCGGAAGCCACCATTATTGACAAGTATTCAGAAGAGGTCAAGTCAACCCTCAACCAACTCTTGGAGCAGGACGAACTAGGCGCCCTACTTGGCGGTGGTGACGAGCCCTCTGCTGACGCCGAAGGCGCTATGGAAGAGGAAGTCAAGGCTGACGAGATTGCCGAAGGTGTTCCCGACGCTTTCACAGAAGACGTTGCTGAACTCGACGGCGTAAACGAAGGCGACGAGACAGAGGTTACTGTTGACTTTGCTGAACTTGCCGAGGCTCTAAAGCAACTTCGTGAGGGTGTTGAAGAAGAAACACTAAACGAAGAAGATGAAGAAGAAGATGAAGAGCCTATGGACGAAGAGCTAGAACTTGACGAAGATTCCATCATGGAGATGGTAGCCTCTATGCTCTCAGAAGAAGATGAAGAGGAAGAAGAAGTCATGGAAGAAGGCGAAGAAGAGGAAGATCTCTACGAAGAACTCTCCGATGACATGCTTGATGCAATTATGGAAAAACTAACTGTAGACATGGGTGCCACACTCTCTGGTTGGGCTGGTCGTTCCAGCGAAGACATGAAACACCAGATGGAACTAGAAATGGCGCACCGCCGCAGCACCGAGGTCGCAGAAGAACTCGAAGCACTCAAGAAGGCTCAAGAAGAGCTAGTGTTCGAGAACAAGAAATTAAAAGAAAATCTTTCTAACTACCAAGATGTAGTTAACTCACTTAAGGAAAACGTGCAGGATGTAAATCTTAGTAATGCACGTCTCCTTTACACCAACCGCACGCTAAGAAATTCCTCCCTGAATGAGCGACAAAAAGAAAGAATTGTCGAAGCGATTTCTAAGGCTGGTTCGGTTGAGGAAGCGAAGACAATCCACGAGACACTTCAAAGCACAGTGGCGTCCACTCCCCAGAGAGGACCACAATCACTAAGCGAAGCTATCACCCGTCCAACTTCCATTATCCGTGCATCCCGTAAGGAAGAACCCACAGCGGATCCCTTCCAAGCGAGAATGCGTAAACTAGCAGGTTTAGAATAACAATTTATAAGGAGGTTTATTCATTATGTCTAGTATTGTTGAAAGACTCACCGAGGGTGTAGTCAACCGTGATATGCGTGCTGAGTCCCACGCACTTCTCACCAAGTGGAAGAAAACAGGTCTCCTCGAAGGCATTGAGACCGAGCGTCAGCAGAACTCAATGGCCCGTCTACTTGAGAACCAAGCCAAGGAGCTTCTCCGCGAGAGCAACACCATGAACTCTGGCGATGTCGAAGGCTTCGCTGCCGTCGCATTCCCCATCGTTCGCCGCGTTTTCGCTGGTCTTATCGCCAACGATCTCGTCAGCGTTCAGCCAATGAGCCTACCCTCTGGTCTCATCTTCTTCCTAGATTTCACTTTCTCTGGTGATCTTGGAACTGGCACTATCGATGGTCGTATGGGTAACTTAAAAGATAAGTCTATCTACGGTACCGATCAGGTCGGTGCGCAGATTACTGGTGGTGTTGAACTCCTTGGTTCACTCCAACAGGATCTCTCTGGTCCACGTACAGCTACCGCTCGTGGTTATGCTTACGCTAGCCCAGTTAGCAGCGTTGAAATTACTGCTTCATCACTATCAGTAAGCGTTTTCTCCTTAACTGGCGCTACTGCTGATAACAAGAAGGACATCGTATATGATCCTGATTTGCTTGCAGTTAGTTCTTCCGGTGATGCTGGTTACGTTATCAAGGTTTCACTTGCCGATTCAGCAATGTCTCAGCTAGATAAGGAAAACCTTGCTGCTGTTACTGCTTCAATTGGTTCCCTTGACGATGTTGTTGGAGGCGCTACTCTATCTACATCCGACACAGCGCAGGTTCGTCGCTTGAGCCAGACATCTGGCGTAAACACAGTTCTTTACTTCCGCACCAGTGTTGATCTTGCTGGATTTACTTCTGATGTCGGTGCTGCTAACAAGAACCTTGATCTTGAGTTCCCGATCACAGACGCTTTCCAGTCTGGTGACAACACCGACCTTGGCGCTGTTCGTGGTAACGCAACTTGGGGTCTTGAAGGTTCTGCTAACATCCCCGAGATCGACATCAAGGTTGATTCCATTGCTGTTACCGCTCAGACCAAGAAGCTCAAGGCCAAGTGGACCCCAGAGCTTGGTCAAGACCTCAACGCATACCACAACTTGGATGCAGAGGTTGAGCTTACCAGCCTTCTCTCCGAGCAGATTGCTCTAGAGATTGACCGTGAGATCCTTGCTGACCTCGTTAACGGCGCTACCGCAGCTACCCGTTACTGGTCACGCGCACCCGGTCTCTTCGTTGATTCCAACGGTAACGAGATTGGTGCTAACACCAAGGCTCCTGACTTCACTGGTACTGTCAGTGAGTGGTACGAGACCCTCGTTGAGACCATCAACGATGTCTCTGCTCAGATCCACCGTAAGACTCTACGTGGTGGTGCTAACTTCGTCGTCTGCGGACCCGAGGTTGCCAACATCCTTGAGTTCACCGCTGGCTTCCGCGCAAGCGTCACTCACACCGACGAGAAGGGCTCCATCGGCGCTCTCAAGGTCGGTTCACTCAGCAAGAAGTTTGATGTCATCGTTGACCCCTACTTCCTACGCAACGTTCTGTTAGTCGGTCGTCGTGGCGGTAGCTTCCTTGAAAGCGGCTACGTCTACGCTCCATACGTCCCACTACAGACTACTCCAACAATCTTCGGACCAGAAGACTTCGTGCCGCGTAAGGGCGTTATGACCCGTTACGCGAAGAAGATGGTTCGTCCAGATATGTACGGTCTAGTCGTCGTTCGTGGTCTCCTAGGTGAGTCTGGCGCTTGATAGCTAACCAACTCTAAAACTTAAGCCCCTCTACTTCGGTAGGGGGGCTTTTGTTTATGCGCTCACTATTTACTACGACTAGGAGGCTCTATGAATGCCCACAAACTTACAACCATTATCCGAGACTAGCGCAGTAATTCTTTCATCCACTGGCGATCCGTCAGCAGTAGCAGCAGCAGTCCCGTTTGGAATCTATAGTGATTCACAATACTTTCTTACTGGTGCTGCAAAGCAAGTAGATTTTGTTTACAAGCGTTTAGGTGGAGATGTCGTTGATATTGAGCTTACAAATGCAAATGTCTATGCTGCATACGAAGAAGCAGTTCTAGAATACTCATACATTCTCAATATGCACCAAGGTAAGAATGTTCTTTCCGATGCGCTTGGTAAAGCAACAGGAACATTTGACCATAATGGAGATAACCTAACTGGACCAGATGGTGTTAACCTTCAATACACAAAGATTACTCTTTCTTACGCCAACAAAGTCGGAGACGCTATGGCTACTATGGCTGGCTTTGGTGGAACTACCCCAATCTACTCTGCTTCCTTTACTACAGTAAAGAACCAGCAAGACTACGACCTTCAGTCAATCATCTCCGCAGCCTCCGATACAGGACTGGACGATGCGGGCAACGCAGTCCCTTATGCTGGAAAAGTTGGAGACTCCAGAGTAATCATCGATAAGGTTTTTTATCGCTCTCCGGTCGCCATGTGGCGCTTCTATGGCTACTATGGCGGCATAGGTGTTGTAGGCAACTACTCAACCTACGGGCAATATGCCGACGATTCTACATTCGAGATTGTCCCAACATGGCAGAACAAATTACAAGCCATCATGTACGAAGACTCACTCTTCACAAGAACTTCGCACTACTCATTTGAGATTATTGACAACAAATTGAGACTTTATCCAATTCCGCGCGGAACTGATAACTTTGCCGGTTACCTTGATCGTGTTTGGGTTCGCTTCAGAATCGCTGATAACTCTTGGGGCGAGAATGGAGATACCGATACAGGTGTAAACGGCGTCAACAATATCAACACACTTCCATTCGACAACATTCCCTACGAGAACATTAACTCTATGGGTAAGCAATGGATCCGAAACTATGCCCTCGCTCTATGCAAGGAAATGCTAGGACAGATTCGTGGTAAGTTCCAGACTGTTCCAATCCCCGGTGAGTCTGTTACACTCAACTATTCTTCCCTTCTATCCGAGGCACAAAAAGAAAAAGATGACCTACGACAGAAGCTAACAGATATGCTGAAGGAAATCGAATACCCAGAACTCGCAAAGAAAGAACAAGAGAAGGTTACGGCAGCAGAAGAAACTCTTCGTCGCTCACCACTACCTATCTTCGTAGGATAACTAAATGTCTGATAACGAATGGTCTAGACCAGCATCGCCACCGCCTCCGCTCTTTCTCGGTAAGAAGGAGCGTGATCTTGTTAAGCAAGTCAATGACGAACTTGTAGAAAAGGTAATCGGACAACAGATCCTTTATTATCCCATTGATCTCGAAACAACAAACTTTCACGAACTTTATGGCGAGGCAATAGAAAAAACATTCCTACCACCCGTAAGAATCTACGCACTCGTCAAGTTTGATAACGAAGACACAACCTACCTAGATTCAGTAGGAGTAGATAACGTTTCACAAATTACCGTCCATTTCCATAAACGCAGACTAACAGAAGACCAAGACGTTTTTGTAAGAGAGGGAGACTTTGTTCTTTATGGAGATCTCTACTACGAGATCATGAAACTCTCAACACAAAGAAAACTATTCGGTCAAGTAAACCAAACATTTGAAGTGTCTGCCCTATGTAAGAGAGCGCGCAAGGGACTATTCGATGCTACCTGATAACTTTGATTTCGCACAACTC